CCTCTGGGTCCAACGGGTCCTGCAACAGGTCCAACGGGTCCTCCTCTGGGTCCAACGGGTCCTCCTCTGGGTCCAACGGGTAGAGCACAACAAATAGCAAATGCGCAACAACGTCGATTAGCAGACCCGGCGGGAAGCGCGACGAGGAACGCGGCAATAAGGGCGCGGAGAGCGCAGCGGGCGGAGGCGACGGGCGGCGTGGCGGTGGCGACGCAAGGCACTGGTCGTCGCGTTTCAACTTTAAGAAGGAAGCCCAAGAGAAGAAGTAAGAATGGACGTGGATCTACTCGTAAATCCTCAGTCAGCAGGTATCGCTAATCTTGAGACGGTCGACCTCCCTACGCTGACGTTTGATGAAGTTCCAGTCGCGCCCACTGGACCCAAGCTGGTTCCGTCGTCCGAGGACACGGGTCCGGTTCAGATGGGCGGTACAATGAACTTTAACGCCGAGCCCTATGCACCGTCTGTTACGCCTCGCAAGGTATCAGATGAGGCAATGATGAAGGAGAAATATGAGGTCCTCCGCAAGTTTGAGCGCTTGTCCAAGATGGGTGTGCCGATGCGCAAGCGGTTCACAATGGACTCGCCACTAGAGGAGATGCGACTGGAGCTGGAGTTCATCAAGCGCGAGAAGAACATGGATGCGACCATCAAACAGTTTTCCGAGTGGTTCGTAACTGCGATGAGCGGACTGGAGTATGGCTCGAAGCATGTAACGCTTCTTAAGGCTTTTGGGTTACATCTAGATGGTCTCTCAGAGTCTGCCCAGATGAACGTGGTGGACCTGGAGGATGACTTTGAGGAGCTGTATGACCAGTATGGCGACAACCTGAAGATGCACCCGCTGGTCAAGATCCCGATGCGTGCATGCATGATGGTGTATATGGTCCATCTGACCAACCAGATGACCCGTAAGGCGCCGATCCCGAACATTGATGACATCATGCGCCAGAACCCGGATATTGCTCGTAGTTTGGCTGCAGCTGCAATGCAGAATCAGACTCAACAGATGCGCACCACTGCCAACGTACCGCCGCCTCCACAGGCAACCAATCCGCTTTCGGGTCTGATGAGCTTTATGCAGTCTGGAATGCCGCCGGCGCCTCCTCCGTCGATGATTCCTAAGCAACCCGCTGCAGATAAGCAGGTCAAGATTGGAGGCGGTGTCAAGACGAAGACTGCACCTGCTCCTGCCCCAGCGCCAGCACCTGTTCAGGAAATGCGGTCTCCTCCAAATATTGACGAGCTCCTGAAGAACATCAAGCAGTCGGTGATTGTTCCTCAGGGACAGGGCCCCCCTGCAGCAGTTCCTGCATCGTCTCTTCGTGGAAACGGACCAAAGAGAAATGCAGGCTCAACGGGAAAAAACTCAGTAGTAATTAAGCTCTAATGAAGTTCTCGGATGTAAAAGTCGGAATGGTCGTTTCTTTCAAAAAAGGCGATCCAGATGAATGGGCTAGATTTTGGGAACCTATGATCCGTAATCCAAACTACGCTGGACGACAAGCAAGATATGCGAGCACTGTACAGCCCCATGAGAATCTCCCTATGATTGTCATGGACAAGCGCGATCGCACTATACATGACACAACGTATAAAATAATACGCGGGAAAACGGCCGCAGGGGATGTAGATATCTCTGAGCATTGGTTCAAGCCCGATGATGATACTGCATTTCAGTTACTCAGACCCGAGGGATTGACAGAACAAATCCGAAATGCCCCTCCGCCCAAAACCTTGAAAGCAAGAAGGAACGTATATCTAGGTCTTGCGTCACGTGGACCCGAAGAGTTCGGCTCAGAAGGTAGATGGGGTGAGCTCGCTTGGGCTCTCAAAAATTCGTACCCCGCTCGTGGACTTGGTGGTCGTCGCAAGACCCGTCGTCACCGTAGACGTCGCCACACTCGCAAGTATTAACCGAACATAGGCGGAACATTCCGATCATACGCCGGCCAGTCTGCTTTAGAGTTGCCCGGATCTACCTTTCCGGGATTGGTCATGCCCTCGGCACTCCGACGAGAGACACCCGAAGCAATAATGACATATCCCGCAGTCAACAGGGTTGAGTGTACAACATCACGAGTGGCAATAAAGCACACTGCAAAGATCGCAATCCTCCTCAACAGGATGTTGCGATTGTATTCCTTCTCATCTCCGCTAAACTCATCAACCAGGTGACGAGATCCAATATTGAGCAAGATCATCATCACACCGATGAAGAACTTGTTGCTGTTGATGGCATCCAGTACAGAAAGCTTCTTCATTATCCTATGCCGAGAGTTTAGACGCCAGCGGAAGAAGACGAGTTGCTCGTGGCGGGCTGGACACCACCCGAGGTAATCGGAGGTGTCACCGGAGGCATTGTCGGCATTGGAGTTGTCATTGGTGCTGTGCTCATTCTAGAATTCGGAGGCGGGGCCGTGACACTTGCACCCATCGACGATCCAGTGGGGCTAGGAGGAACGCTTCCGGACATAGAGGATGTGGCCTTACACTCCTTGCTGATAGAGTCGTATGCATATCCATCTGGGCATGTCATTATTGGCGGAACCGCTGTGGTCGGAGTCGTGAAGCCCTCCCAGCTGTTGCGACTACAACGAACATACCACACAAGTAGAAGAAGGGCAACTGAACAGCTCACCTTCTGGTGGACATACACAATACCGGCAAGAGCCGCCGCCTTGCCAACGGATGTGGAGAGGATATCGCGAACAGGCTGGATGCAGGGTCCAAACGCAATATAAACAACCAGTGCACCAATCGCAAAGAGTTCGTTGCGAGAAGACAGCATTTATAGTTCCCTCATATTTTTCTGTGTTTCTTTGAACAAGTGGAGTATGAACTACTCGAGTCTTGAAGATGCCTTTGGAACACCCTTTGGTCAGAGGGTGCCCGTTACACTTGAACACCCAGACAAGAAGGAGACATTTGCGGTCGAAAGACCAGATCAGAAGAATAAACACACCGAGCTTGTCAAGTCGGTTGAAAAGTCCTTGCCACTGGATACTGATCCTGCCACACAGTCTTTCCGCACTGTCCTTCCTGACGCGCCTTCGGATCCTCGTCTTCCCACGTTTCGTCAACAAGTTCGCGAGCATTTTGGTATGAGCAGTGGCGGAGGTGACGACTCCAAACTCGATCGTATTCTTCGCCTGATTGAACAGAACCGCACAGGATATGCACCGGCTGCAACACAGGATATTCTCCTGTACATTGCTACGGGTGTGTTTTTCCTCTTTACATTTGATACGTTTGTTACGTTAGGCAAGTCTATGCGCGGACGTTAAGCTGCAGTGATCGTGATGTAGCCATCGCCAACATTAAACGATACAAGGGTAGAACCGGTCGGATAGCTGCCACCACCACCCGACCTGGCATCAACGCCTCCACCTGCAACTCCTCCTCCTGCACCTCCTTGTCCAAACCCACAGCCCGCACAGCCGCCGCCACCGCCAAATCCACCAATTCCAGGAATTCCACCTATTGCTATATAGTTGGAATTGGCAGCGCCACCGGACCCTCCATTGACAAATGAATAACCACCCCATACGTTACCGGTAGCGTCTCCTTTAAATCCAGCGCCGGCACCGCCGATGTTGCCGCCGGCGCCGCCGCCGCCTTGCGCAAGATAATTTCCATCGTTACTTTGATCCACGCCAATGCTATTATAGCCTGGAGACGCATATCCAGGCGAGCCGTTTTGCGACGTGAGCGAGGCGAGGCCAGTGACTCCTCCAGCTCCGCCACCGGCAGCGACAAGGCATACACCCGTTGCCGGCGTCACCCCACTTGCCACAAAAGATCCGCCGCCGCCGCCAACCTCAAACCCAGTATAACTACTTTGCTGTCCAACAAGAAGTTGAATTTGGTCGCCTTTAATCAAACTAATAGTTGTTCGTATAGCGACACCGCGACCATTACCACCAGTTATAGCGCCATAGATTGAAGCCCCTGCACATGTAACTATGTAGTTTCCTGTTTGAGGGACTGTCCATAGCTGATATCCTTGGGTAGTCATGTCCAAATACGTAGCAGCCCAACTATAACCGGCCGTGGAATATGCAGCCTTACATTGTGCAAGGGTTGGTCCAGTTTGACCAGATACCCCTGCTGACGTGAAGGTTGCAGATGTAAAAAGGTAAAGCGATGATGGAACACTATTCCGTTGTGCCAGAGCACGTGCGCCTACATTCGCATGGAATCGCTTCATTATAGAGTGCCAAGACGAAACCTTACGCACTGGGACGTTAAGCTGCAGTAATAATGACATATCCATCGCCAGTGTTCGTGCCGATATAAGTGGCACCCGATGGAAACGAACCTCCACCACCACCGCCCTGCAAGCCGCTGCCGCCCGCGCCGCCGCCCGAATACCCTCCGCCACCACCTCCACGTCCGCTAGCACCACCTCCCTCAGTACCCCCTCCTCCTCCAAATCCGCCGGAAGACAAGGCGGTAGTGCTACCACCCGTCCCTCCGTTTATGAATGACAATCCACCGCTATTAGCTAAACCTGTACCGCTTCCTCCGTTACCGGTAAATCCGCCACCACCACCCGTGTATATGCTTCTCGTCGTTCCACCACCACCGCTTGTGCCCCCATTTCCTCCAGTACCGTCAACACCGTTATTACCGCTTGTACTATTTGTTCCGTTGTTGAGAGCGACGCTATTGTTGACATCATAAGTTCCACCACCACCACCGGCGGCTACGAGGCACACGCCGGTTGCAGGCGTACTTCCCGATGCTACAAACGAACCTCCCCCACCACCTGAGTCATACGGGTAGTAGCGAAGACCCTGCTGACCTACCAGAATCTGAAGCTTGTCTCCCACTTTTAAGGAAAGTGTAGTCTGAATAATCGCACCTTTGCTATACGTAACGTCGGCGGCGTCGGCGGCGGCGCCGGCGGCTCTAACCGTGTATGATCCCGTCTTCGGAACTGTCCATAGCTGATATCCTTGGGTAGTCATGTCCAAATACGTAGCAGCCCAACTATAACCCGCCGTGGAATACGCAGTCTTACATTGTGCAAGGGTTGGTCCAGTTTGACCAGATACCCCTGCTGACGTGAAGGTTGCAGATGTAAAAAGGTAGAGCAATGCTGGAACACTATTCCGTTGTGCCAGAGCACGTGCGCCTACATTCACATGGAATCGCTTCATTATAGAGTGCCAATACGAAACCTTACGCACTGGGACGCTCGCTCAGCCGTGTCTGCATGGAAGAAAAGTCATCAAAGCCATTGTCGAGATATTCAATTTCAAAAGTAAAGCTATTCTGTGCGGACCCGAACACAATCGGAGCGCCCAGAGGGGTTGTGGTTCCAATGCTAGCAAGCGGCTGGTGGCGACGAAGAGTGACGTGAAGGCGCTGCAGGCGACCAATGGGCGGAGAATACTCGACAACCTGGTCATCATATGTGTGGTTGTTGTAGTACAGGACGCCGGGGATGAACACCGTACCAGTCGTCGTAAGCGAGCTGTTGCCGTTGAATGTTGCAGTGCTAGTAAGCGTGAAGGTTGTCGTTGTTGGAACAGACGCAACCTGTACAAACGCCACGTTTGCCGCCGAGGCAGAGCATCCTGTGATACACACTGTCTGTCCTGCAAAAAGACCATGTGCGATTGCAGTCGTGTAGGTGACAGCCGTGCCACTGGACTGGGCAGACGCGATGGTCGAACCAACCTGGGGGATACCGACATCGTTGGCAAGCTTGGCAAACCAACTATCCACATACCCAGAGCGATCGGCACCAGGAGCTGTCTCATCCTTTCGGTTGAGTCCTTCCAGTCCAAGTAGGATATATGTGTCGGTCGGTTGAAATCCAAGGGTTGTAGCCGATGTCGAAAGCACGACGGGTGCCTGTATGATTGCGGATACAAGAGAGATCTTGGTGACCTTCTCGTAGACGCGAGGAAGATAGACCACATAGTCTCCTGCATCAGACGTGGTTGCGCCACCATTGACCTTGGCAAACAGTCCCGTGTCGCGGTCTGCCGAATCAATCGTGATAGTCTTGGTAAGCTTACGCAGGACCTTGACAGGATGGCTCTGGTTCACAATGGTTCCACGATAATCAAACTGCATTGTTACTTATGGTGAGATAAATCGGCATCTGCCGTACGCCATGTCTTTCCATGGAGCACAAAGGAATAGACACGAGCCATACCCCATGCGACTTGAGAGGCACCTGGACGGTGACCTGTTCTCCAGGCAGCCATGCCACGATTGTACACCTTGTGAAGAGTGCTTTCTGAGACGCCTGTAGCCTTGGCAATCGCCGGAATACCCGTCACACCGGGATACTTGGTATGGAAGCGACTCGTATATGAAGACGGTTTGCGCCGAGTCCCCTTATCGGTTTTAAAGGGAAGGTACGCCTTGGGATCTTTCCAGGACATCTTCTTTCGACGAGTAATCTCACGATGGCGCTGTCCTTTGCGACGAGTTGACAATCCACGGTAATACTTAGCCGGACCCAGTGCACCACCGGACTGGTACATTGCATATGCGAGTTTATCTTCTGGAATTGCCACAACTTTTGACTGATTTTCTATTTGACACATCCATACATTCGGAGGAAACTGTACGCCCTTTGAGTTCACATCTGTTGCATTTGGGCGTCGTAGCACATAGAATCGTTCTTCACGTTTCTTAGGATCATCAGTTTGGCTAATTCTGACGCGCACACCCCGGCTAAGTTGAGGAGGTGCCACCGCAATTCGAGGTGCTGTGTCTACATACTTTGATCCAATAAGCTTCTTTATTTCTTCAAATATATGATCCTTTGCTTCAACCGATAGTCCGGGCTTACATTCATCGAGCGCTCTGTAAAACTCCGGTTTATATTGATCGGGTGACGGCGTCCATGCAAGTACTTCGATCATAAGCTCATAAAGTCCGGTGGGTGGTCCACATAGAGCATCCGCGCGGGGCAGATGGTTTTGTAGCTCAAGTGTGTCATGTATGAGAGTATCAAAGAATCTTACAAAGGCTGGATACGAAAGCGTCGCAGCCAGTTTAGCGGTGCCTGCTTGTCCGCTCAAATTGTTAACTACAATCGATTGAATATTGGCAGTTTCTATATCTTCAGGAGTTCGTCCCGTTGCAAGTCCCGATGCTTGACGGGATAGCGTTGCATTGGATATACATCCAGGATCTACCGCGCGACACGCTAAATGATAATAAACTCCTGGAGGAAGTCTCCGTGCAATGTCCAAAAAATTGCTTCGAAACGTAATATGCTTTCTCATTTGAATATAGCTATCCGCCGGTATATCATCAACGACCCCGAAAGTCTTTAGCATACTATCCATGTCTGACACGGACGGATAGTCTGAATTTACAAACATAGATAAGAACTCTGCTCGCTTAAGCGGTTTGGTTAAGTCTGTCCATTCAATCGCACTCGGCATGGGTTGACGGAGTGGAACAGAAACAATCCCACTCGGTTCAATTAAAATTGAACCTCGTCGCAGCCAATCAAGCAAGAAAGATATGGTTGACTTTACCATTGTTCCCTCAAGACGATTTGGAGAACCCGACTTGTGAATTCCAACTGAACCAAGTAGGGCATATAAAGCTGCTGGATCTGCGGTTTGTACTGTAGCAAGGTTTGCTGGATCAGTAATTTTAGGGATTAGTTCAAGTATATCTTTATTAGTTACAGATGCTCCACACACAGCTCGTTCTACAACCGTGACACCATCTGGAAGTTGTTCTCGTATAGGTTGGCGTGTGTCTACATCACACATGTCTTTACCGTGTCCAAGTACCAAGTACACCTTAGGCACTGCCATTAATATTCGCGTTAGAAAATCAAATGGGAGATTCTGGGGCCACCGATATTGGACAGAATGTTAGTTGGACTATTATTTTAGAAGAGTACTTTGCTCAGACAGGTGAAAAGGCAAACGGTCTTGCGATTATGCATAAAAGGGCAGAAAGTATCTTTACTCGTCGCAAGACTTACATTGATCTGCCCGTCATTATCGGATCTGGTGCAGTTGCCTTTCTGAACGCCGGCTCATCGTCATTGTTCACAGACCATCAGCTTGCCGCCACTGCGTTAGGTGTTGGATCGCTTGTCATTGGCATCCTCAATACAATGGGCTCGTATTTTGGCTGGGCAAAGCGCGCCGAGGGTCACCGTATGTCGGGCATCCACTATGCCAAACTCTACCGATTTATTAATGTGGAGATGCGCCTTCCCCGCGAACAGCGTATGCAACCCGGTGACTTTCTGAAATATGTGAAAGATCAGTACGACCGTTTGGCAGAACTGAGCCCTCCCATTCCGAGTTCGATCGCAAAAGACTTTGCTCACCGAATGGAAAAATACATGGACATCTCCAAACCCGAGGAGACGAACGGACTGAATAAGATTGAGATCTTTGTAGACTCTGCACATGAGCTTGGAGGGCTTGTCAGTCCTCTCCCTGCTCCTCCGAGCCCTCAATCTGCCACGGTGAAGATGGCGGTACGTCCACCGGCGCTGGTGCTCCCGGCAAAGCCATCCGCATAACCTTGTACTGGCGCTTCTTGTACAATGAGTTGCGAGCACCAAATTGACGCCTAAACTGTGGATCGACAATGTCAACAATCAGTGGGTGAATTGTTCGCTTAGACTTCTCAACGCGTAAGATACGACCCACGATCTGATCAATGTCGGGGCGAGGAGTTGCCATTACGAGTGTGTTCAGCGTGGATACATCAAATCCCTCCTTGCACATTGAATAGGTGGCAATCAAGATCTTCTTATCGGCACAGAACTCGGTGCGCTTTGCCGAGGACACTTTCTGGGACAAGATACACGCCGTCTCCTTGATCTCGGGTGGCAGACCATCTAATATCGCTTTGCAATGCTCGACGCGATCGGACAAGACCAATACCTGACGACCTTCCTCCGTGACGTCTGCAATAATCCTACATAGCCACCGAGTGCGGTCTTCACAGTTTGCCAGCTTGTTGACCATAATTGGCACTGACACAAATCCCTGCGAACTTGTTACAATCTCATTAAACTCAGGATCATTGTTGACGTACTCAAAGACTTCAACAGTAATCTTGGTATCCACTGAATCACCAGTTTCTGACTTGTAGAGCAAGGGTCCAAGAAACCAATGGATCACGTGCATCAGCTTATCCTTTCGATCTGGCGTCGCTGACAAACCTAACATATACTGCGAGGTGACTTTGGGGAGCGCCTGCACAAACACCTCAGAAGCGATATGATGGCACTCATCCACGATGACGAGACCGATCGGCTTGAATACATCTATATTCAATTCCTTCATAGAAAGTGTCTGCAACATAACGATAACTACATCTCGATCGGCGACATCGCAAACATCAGCCTGCACTCGTCCGATTCTGGCATTGGGGAGGAAGGCTCGGATCCGGTCCTCCCACTGGTCACGGAGGAAGGTGTTATGGACAACAACGAGTGTAGGCACTCGGAGGTTCGACGCGATAAATAGGGCGCAAACGGTCTTTCCTCCACCGGTGTGAAGCGAAATGATCCCGTCGTGTGGCTCGGGCTTGAGAAATGAGTTGATAACTGGTAGCTGTTGGGGGCGAATAGATCCCGCGAACGTCCAATGCTTTGCTGGAGTCTGCTCAACATCTCGAGTCGACGGTACAGGTCCGAACTTTTCCAATCCATAATGCTTGGGAAGATACAGATGCTTCTTGTCTTCGTGGTAGACTGGATATCGTGGGACGGCATGTGGATTGATGAGAGAGAAGGGCTTGACAGTGAGAGCCTTCTTGATAGCGGATTCATTAATTGTCTTTGCAATTTGATATCCATTGATCGTTAACATTATCTGTCACTCCTTTGCCTTATCCTCTTTCGTTTTCTAGTTACGCTCAACGCTGATGTAGAGGATCTGATCGACAATGTCAAGGATCGACTGCTCGGCATCACGAAGATCGCACACATGGTACATGATCGACGGACCCGTCGCCGGAGAGACCTGGATCTTGTCCCACGGGTCCTGGTCCATACGGAGGGAGTACAGGATATTGTAGATATAGCGCTGGACACCCTGGCGTGCCAGATAGAACGTATACGTTGTCTTCCGAAGCTCTCCGGGGGTGTACGTGACCATCAGCATCTCCTCGGCATCCGATCCACGGGCAAACTCAATCTTATCATCATTGCGGTTCTCAGCATCAGAAATCAGCCAAACAGTGAGCAGGTTCATTTATTTATATGCGACTCGACGTCTTTAAGTCATTAGGGTCTTTCCTCTTGATCATTATCGAACAGCGGTTCGTCGCGATCGTGTCCTCCTCCATTCGGCTCAGCAGCCAAATCACCATAGTTCCCTCCTTCTGCTGCATCCTCTGTAACCGGAAACGTAGCTTGTTGCTCTTCAGCTCCAAGAGGAAGTCCAACACCAACCTCCTCGTCTCGTGTTTCTTGTTCTTTCGATAGTTCTTTGGCAAATAGAATACGGTCTTCCTTCGTAATGATATAAGGTGCAAGACCGCGATCAACTAGCTCTTTGCTAATTTCGCGATCAGCGTCGGTCATTAGGCGGAACCGCTCCGTGAATGTGATACGCTCTTTTGCCTTAAGGGTATTCGTTATCTCCGTGGCTTTCTTGATATCTGCAGTCAGCATGTTCAAGACAATATCGCTCTTCTTCATTCCATTCAGTTTCGTCTTTGCCCGAGGGTCTTTATTGATCTCACTCACCAACTCAAAAACATATCCCTTGCTGATATCACGAAGATCATCTTTCTTCTGTGTCGGATCTAACGTTTTTACGGCGGTCCCCCTGACAAACACACTTGCAAGGCGAGTTGCAATCAGGACATTTGTATGCCAGTCATCGGATGCACCGTCCTTTCCAAGCTTCAGACGATCAATCACACCTTTGTCCTTGACTGGAAGTGTAACCGGCTGTTCGCGCACTGATGGAACTGGCTCGACCAGCTTTGCTTCAATCGATCCCTGACCTTCAAAATGATTAATCCCCGTGCGAAGAGGCACGTCCGGTTGCTTGATCTGTGGAGGACGAGCACTGGTCCAGTACATACGACCCGATGGACATTTCGGTAGACTCTTGATGCTTCCAAACTCATCTTTCGTCGGCATCTTCACATCACCCGGGAGCATTGTAGAGGGCTTCATCGGTTCTTCAGCCGGCACAACTGCCTTGGCTTTCTCAAATAGCGACTTCAGCGCGGGTCCGTAGGCAGGAGACTTCAGCAGAGTAGCAATCGACCTCTCCGCCAATGTTTTGATTTTGGTGGGTGTTGACAGAACAGAACGGATCGTCTTAGCACTTGAGCCCTTGAAAGACTTTGGATAGGCTTCGAGCGTCTTTGTCAGAACCAGGATCATACTGTCGATGATTGTGAATCCCTCTGGCTTCTCAGCATCGCGAGGATATCCACGGAGAGTCAATGGCTTGCTTCCAAAGGAACGGCGAGGCACCAGTGGCGGCACGTGGGTCTGAATCAGCAAGATCATCTGCACAATACCTGTAACACCAGAATCCAGCTTTGATTTGTCAAGATTGCCTGCAAGTACAGTTCCCATGGCAATCATCTGTTGGAGTAATTCAATCTCAGGCATCACGTGAAGAAGAGAGATCAACATAAAGAACACCTCTTGCCAGGGCACGCTCAGGTCAAACAACCCCTGGATAGCTTCCATTGTGTTTCCAAGAATTCCTTTAGGTTTGTTGGTTTCCAGCATATCTGTGTGGCGGATCAGACGTCCCTCGTCGGTGAACTCTTCCTGATCTACCAGTACATCGGAGTTGATCTGCTCGCCACATGATTTGCACACACGGAATCCATCTACACGCGCCGACCACTTGTCGTAGAATGCGCGCTTATCCAACGCCAAATCACCTGCCAACAGCGCCAAAGTATGAGAGCACACCAAGAACAACCCCTTTGAATCTACATACGTCTGGTCAGTCAGTGTCGCATCCTTCACCAAGTCTGATACGTCACGCAGCTTGTCTTCGGGAAATCGAGCCTTGTCTCCCAACACCGCTACAACCTGGTGACGAAGTTCTGACAGTTCACGAGCTGGGGTCGCAGGAACTTTGACTTCCTTCTCTGGTTTCGGCAGGACTGGACGTGCATTCACCAGTGCCTTGACATACTCTTCCAAGATAAAGGTCGGTGTCTTTTCTACCCACTGTTTACGATTACGGTAGCCTTCACGCTTTCGCTCTTGCTTGATCAGTTCCAGGGGCACACATTGGTACGTAATCTTGTCCTTTGCGCCCCACGTACGACGAAGAACTCCGCGAATAGAAAAGTCGTGAAAATCGAGACCCACTAAATCGCACTCAGAAATGGTTGTTTTGGGAAACTCAAAGTCTGCATCTGCTCCAGGTGAAATTGCAACGGTTCCATTCTGACCTGCCTGAGACATGAGCATATGAACAACAAGTTCACCTCCATCCAACTGTTCCATCAGCCACTGACGAGACGACATTGCAGGGTGGTACTCGTCGTAGTACTTCATCAGATTTGCTGACGGCTCATCTCCACGGGGCTTGGGAAAGTCTACTGGTTGAGGCTCGGCTTTAGCAGGGGCCTGTTCAACCGGTGGAAAGCGCGACTTCCACGAGTTCCAGGGAATATCTGACAGCTTGATATCATAGATTCGCAGATACTTCATACCTTCGCCATACGGATCAGCAGTGACGGGAACTGCATGTGTTAGAATCGCGTCTAGAGAAGGAATGACTTCCGAAAGCGGAGCCGTTGTCTCTACAAATACAGGATCGCTCGACTTCAGAAAGTCATGCTCTGGGAGTGGGTTGGGAACAGGAACAGGACGTTTCTTAGCATAGTAGCCAACAAAGTGAATAGAGTCCGAAGTATTCGCCATTGGAACGCTCAAGATATCGAACCGTCCATCCTCGTGGCGCTGGGTTCGCGTGTATTGAAACGTGGGCAGTGCACGGACCGGATTCTTACCATCCGAATCTACAAGCTCGGTTGGGACCTGTAGATCATACGGCGCTCCCCCTGTATCCGTTTGGTAAGGTTTGGGGAGAGCAGTCGTCATTGATCGGTAAAAGTTTGGCAGTCGGATATGTTGCTCACTATACAATGAGATCCACGAGTCAACATAAGAATACGGGAGCCGTTCTGCAGATGCATAGACTGGATTGATCCAACTGAACTTCTTTCCGTATTCAGGCTCGCGAAGGACATAATCTTCTGCAGTGGGAACAACGTGTGTCTCATACAAGTCCTTGAGTCGATCAGCTTCCTTCTTCAAGACATCCATCTGGAACTTTGTTGTGCGTCCCTTGGGAACCATCTTTTCAAATGCATCTGCGACTTGTTCCTCTAGAGTGTAGAATCGAATTTCTTCAGGGCGCTGAATTGTTTCATCGTAATCAATCTCTTCAATAATTTGAAACTCGGAGGGTTCAAATGTAAAAAGCTCTGCGCTGTTGAGGTATCTTCTCTCCTCTTCATCGATATCAAACCAGCTTTGTCCTGTATTCCACGAGGCAACTTCTCTTGATGCAGTTTTTTGTTCACGGAAAGTACGGGATGCCTGTTTTGCGAACTTCTCAAGGGTGTCGACTACCTTATCAACCTCCGGGTCACCCATTATACTGACTTAAGAATGCTTTCACAGAGCGCGACCGCCTCGGTCTTGAACTTCTCAATCACCTTGACGGGATCCGTCTTACTGCAGAAGCGGACAATCATTTTGGGCAACAGCGGATGTACAATCCGGTAGGACACGAAGTTGACTTTCTGATTGTAAATCAGAATCTGAGCCAAGGCACCGATCGTGTGTCCCTCCTCTTCGGTCTCAATCGAATACCAGTCCCCCTCTTCACGGAGAATAGGATTGTTGCACCAGTCCTCAATCTTCTTCTTGTAGACCTGGGCAGCTTGCTTCAAGAGATCCTTAGCCGGCGTCACGCCAATACTCTCTACTGCAAAGTCGAACCAATACGGACGATCCTCATCATCTCGCGCATACGACCGCTGGATCTCGTAACCGTTAAAGATCTTAGTGCGGTTCACGCGTTCGTCCTCGTCATCACCTGCAAGTGCAACATAGCTCTCCCTGTCCCGTTTAGCCAGCTCCTCATCAATGTGATTCTTGAAGGTAGCCACGCAGACCTGAGAAGCACCCTTCGTCTCTACTGCCAGAGTAGCCTTTACATGGATCGACTCACTTGGCTGAAGTCGCATAAAGTACAGCGGAGTCTCAAGATCGCGGTCCTTGAGGATAACATTTTGACGAGGACCCTCCACCACAAAGTCATCTGACGTCACATCCACCGCCTCCTTGCGAGTCAGATCCGGAGTAGCAGGTGGAAGAAACCTGAGCTCGATCTTCGTATCGCGAATGATGGAACCCTCCTCCGGCTTCACATTGATTGGAAGCATCTCCACTCGGTGCTTCAGCATCTCATGAATCATCTTGGTCGAGTTGTCAAGGATCTGGACATCACGAATAACAACTGTCGGGATCTCTGCCAGTAGAATACGACGAAGACCATTCACAAATGCGATCGGTACGTTCTTAAACTCAGTATCCAGACGGTTCCCATTGAGAGAGATTTTGAGAGACTCCATTGTGACTACTCAACCTTTCGTTATACCTTATCCGTTTTTTTCAGGCAAGACAGCAACGAGATGAACAATCAGCCTATTCTGTTTTACAGTACACGTTGCTCTCATTCGCAGCAGATTATTCAGACGTTAAAGGGTCTCAAGAAGGAGAGCCTTTGCCGTATGTTTTCGATTGATGGAAAGACGCGTCAGGAGCTCCCCCCGTTCCTGAAGAGTGTGCCGACTCTGTATAATCCAGAGACGAAGGATGTGTACATTGGTAAGGACATCTACGCATATATTGCCAAGCCTGTGACATCCCGCCGTGAAGTTCCAACTCAACAACAGCCCCAGGTCGCCGCCGCTCAGCCGACGGGTTCCAAGCTCAGCGCACAGGGTGGAAATGAAGGAATCCAAGAGTGGTCTTTTGCTGGATCGGGCTTCTCGGATATGTACTCTGATTGGGCAGCTCCGAACAAGTTTGTTGCTGATGAGCTTCACTATACGTACATTGGAAACTCTCAGTACACGGCTCCTCAGGCTGAACCTGAAACAAAGCAGAGCTATGATGGCGATAAGAATGGTCGTAATGGAGATCTGGCATCTAGAATGGAAGCAATGCAGAAGCAGCGCGACACCGAGTTTGCCGGTCCTGTGCGTCAGTAAGCTTACACATTCTATCATCATATAAAGTAGAATGTCTAAGAAAATCTTTATGGACGCATTTTTCTCCCAGTTCCACGACTTCATGGGCGAGCTCATTCGGGTCTTTCCAAATGACGAGGACTTTCCCGCATATGACGCCGGGGTGAGTCTGGTGCAGAGAATGAACCCGGGAATGGTATTGTCAGAGTTTGGCAAGCACGTCCTGCCTTTTGAGGAGATCCTTCGCTCTCGTGATGGCAACTTTTTCATGTTCCACGACTTCCAATCTCTGGAGCCCGACAACACCATGGAGAATGTTATCAAGAAGCTGAAGGGATATTGGGTCGATATGTCTGAGCAGAACAAGAAGACCGTTTGGGACTATATCACCCTGCTAATGGACATCTACAAGCGATGTGTTTAACCCGGTGGACGCTGAGCTCCGCTGGGACCACTACCCCGATTGAGAGTATTCAATGCTTCAATCTGTTCGGGTGTTGGTACATCAGTTGCGTTAGGAGTAAAGCCCGGGGTTGCTGGAGGCGGTGGCGAGGGCGGCGTTGAAGAAGTTCCTGGAGGTCCAGGAGGTCCCACGGGTCCGGCTGTTCCAGCAACACCAGATGCACCAGCAACACCGGGCGGGCCAGGAGGTCCAGCGGGTCCCGGAGTTCCATCTTTTCCTGGGGGTCCAGCCGGACCTCGGAGACCATATGGTGCATTTGAAAGATGTTCACGCGAGTAGTAGACGATCGCTACGACAAGCAAGACTGCAATAAGAATCCACCTCGTATTCCGGACCGCCATTACACAATATCAGGAAGATTTGTCATTGGTGTATCCAAGTTTTGTCAATAGTTCTCTATTTTGATTGAGTAGCCCTGAATCTTCGATGTCATTTTTATCAAAATGATTAAATAGTTCCATATCACGAACTTTCCAGTTGTCGCCATCTCCACGCGCCATCTTGACAGTCTGCCAAAATGCCTTTGATTGGCAATTGTAGTGATTGAGTCGTATCCATTCGGGATTGACAATCATAAATGTTTCATCTCCATACATTTCCTTACTTGCGAATCGACCGATATGTACGTCAAGTCGAACAAACTCCGCATCAGACTGTACAATATATTTGAAGGCCGTCATTACAGGTGAGTCTTTCCAGTATTTTGTAAACCCAGCCACAACGGATTTGGGTTGTTCCTCATGTCCGTTTGAACCAAACAGTGTTTGTCCTATCTGAATCTGTTTGAATCGCAACAAGTATCCTAACACTACTCTCAGATCTACATCCATAGGAGACCAAACAAACTCGTCAAAATCGATCATCATTAGCCATCTCATTTCTTTGGCCTGAAGATGAGGGAGAATAAACTCATCGTATGCATCTCTCTGTCTCCCGCAATACATAGGTCGATTCGAGTAATACAGATCAACAATGCCCCGATCTATATACTCCTGAAGAATAGTAACAGATTCATCTGTACTGCGATCATTAATTAGATAGAAATGTTCAACGCCGTGAAGGAGGTAGTGTTCTAGCCATTCTTTCATGCAATGAGCTTCATTTCTAAATATGGCGCCCACACAAAGAGTATACATTGTTATCAGATAGTAGCAAATAATGCTTAGTTTTAACACACAATATCGGTTGTGGACTCCTCAATGCCGTACAGCCCTTTAGGATTCAACGACACCAGTTCAGCCACTGCCGCATCGGGATCTCCAAAGTTCTGAAACAAGATCCGAACCGCTTCCGCAGGAGACCACTTGTCATCTAAACTGGGATCATCTGGAATCTCTACATCCTTCTCATAGAACGCATTCACCATCTCTTTCAGTACTGCGCGACTGCAGTTCTTAAAGTGAACAATCATATCTACACGACCCGGGCGGATTAGAGCCTTATCGATACGCTCAGGATAGTTAGACGAGAAGGCAATGATACGACCATTTGCCTCTAAGGTTCCATCCAGCAGATTCAGTAGAAAGGACAGATCAAATGTATCCTTCTCTTCCTTACGATCGCCAAAGATGTCATCGTCCTTCTTCTTGGGCTCCTCCACAACGGGCTTCTTCCACTCGCGACGAAGAACCACATCACCCATTGCATCAATATCCTCAATCACGTAGAGGCGCTCAGCCACGGGGATGATATACTTTTCTGTATTTGAGCCATTGAAGACGTAGATCTCATCATTGAAGAACAGGTGCTGGAGCTGTTGCTTGGTCTTGACTTCAGATAGTTGAATGTTGATGATATGACGCCGACCCGCATTGGCAATCGCCTTGATGCTTGATGTCTTACCTGTTCCGGGCGGACCGTGAAACATAAAGCCCAGCGTGTAGGGGATACCTTTCTTCTCGTACCAGTCGCGGTGTTCCAGGAAAAAATTGACGCGATCTTTGACCTGTTTGCGCTGTTCAAAGAATACATTCTCAAACGTGCGCGTGGTAACAAACTTGGTCTTGGTGTACACAAGGTGCGTAGTGGGTAAGGGATTCTGCACAGACCCCTTTGATTTGGTCTGAACCATCTGATCAAAGTAGTATCGGTGGGCGCCCAGCTTGTTTGCCATCCTGCGCTCATAGTCTGAGTTGCAACTATCTACAAACGCCTGAAGGTGCTGAACATCATGATCGTAACAATAGAGCTTGAACTTGATCACTTCTGGTGCACCATCGGTAATTTTGAGATCATTCAGTTCGAAATACACATCATTGTCTAGGCAGACCGGTTCAAATTCATTTGGAAGATAATCGTGATTCGTGACACCCAGCAGACTCTTCATCGCTGGCAGAGTTGTCACAAAGAAAACCACTGCATCCATTCTAGAAGAATAGACTGTAGCTACTACAGGCTTATTGGCATTGGCGTGTGCCTGGCTTCCTCGCTCACATGTGATGGATGCACGAGGAGTCTTCATCATTGATGCAGGAACTTCTTTAACCATACCTGGCTTTCGGCGACGGCAACACCATGAAGACGCCCATGCCGACCAAGTAGGGAACGTCTTTACACCAATATCAAACACATTGAGAGCCAGCATATTCATCAATGGATTCTTGGTCGCGGGCATTTGGAGCATCATTTGCGTCCTGAGCAGATCATTGAACTGCATCTTTTATATGACGCCATACGATGTAATACACTTGTCTAACGTAGCACCCGTCTGGTGAACCGGCTTAGTCCTGCGAAGACGAAGCTCTTTCGATGCCTTGTCAACTGTCTCTTGCGACAGTGAAACAAACTTCTTGACATCGCGGATGGGTCCCTGGACATTCATTGTCGGAACGTGGAGCCGGAGAGGAGGAAGTTGAACAGCGATCATATCCTCGGAGTTGGCAACATACTCACGGAACTGCTCAATATCCAGAGGACCACCAAACATCCGAAGCATATGACGATGAGGCGCCGGAGTCATTGTCTTGTTGGTGTATAGGCTACGGTAGAGATCAGACAGGAGTGCATGGCGACTCCAGCGAGACACGTCGGAGAGAGCAATGTCATTGTACAAATAGGACAGGGCGCACTCAGGAGAGCAGTAATGTCCCTCACAGATGTACATATTCTCATATGCATCGTAGCTGACGGGCAGAACAGTAGCCTTCCACGGGAAAGGATGACAACACCACATACATGCCGATGTGGCTCCATACGTAGGAGAGCGAGTGCGCCCCAAAATGTCCTTCATCGTATCGGTATTGAATCGCTCGGCAACCCGTGACGTCTCGACGGTTGACAAGATCTCAGCATAGTCAGTGGTGGTCTGCGTAGGCTCAGCCCAGCTACACTGAGTGACATCGACAAAGGACGTCGTACTTCCAGCGGGTACGGGGATATTCTCTTCGGACGGGAGTCTAAGTGAAAAAATCACCGGGGCTTCAGGAAGGTGTTTTCTAGGAGGCATTAGATTCTTTAAGTGGACTGACTGAAAGTGTCTACTTAAAACGGAAGTAAATATGTCATCATTCTTGTCTTCACCAGCGAGCAAAATGACTGATCTTTCTACTGCATACCAGCGCAAGACGCACCGCGAGCACATCCTGGATCTCCCCGACACGTACATTGGCAGTGTGACAACTGCACCCGAGGAGGTCTATCTTCGGACGGAATCTGAGGAAGGCGAGGGCTTCAAGGTAGCAACAATCCCAGTGAATCCCGGCTTCTACAAGTTGATCGATGAGCTTCTGGTGAATGCCCACGATCAGGTCATTCGTCTGCGCCAGAAGAACTCTGAGAACCCTGTCAAGGTAGTTACCATCAAGTGCGATGCGGAGGGTTTCAGCATCACGAACGATGGAGAGCCCATCGATGTTGCCGAGCACCCCGAGCACAAGGTCTGGATTCCTCAAATGATCTTTGGGGAGCTTCTGACATCAGCCAACTACAACAAGGACGAGAAGAAGTTGGTGGGGGGCAAGAACGGCTATGGCGTCAAGCTGGTCAACATCTTTGCCAAGGAAATGGCAGTGGAGGTGATTGACCAGCCCCGTGGACTCGCCTACTCCCAGGTGTTCAAGAACAACATGACCGTGATTGAGAAGCCGATTGTCAAGCCCTCTAAGCACAAGTCCCTTGTCTCTGTTGGGTGGAAGCCCGACTTTGCCCGATTCGGGATGGAGAACATTGACGCTGGGATGCAGCGCCTGATTGAGCGTCGTGTCTGGGATCTGGCGATGACTCTGGGAAAGGAGGTGAAGATCAGCTGGAATGGAACGGCAGTCAAGTGCAAGAACCTGACCGACTATGCAAAGGCGTTTGGATGTGAGACGGTGGTGTACGAGACGCCGAATGAGCGGTGGCACATTGCGGTGGCGGATACGCCGGCAGACAAGATGTTCACAATGTCATTTGTCAATGGCATCTGGACTTCCAAGGGGGGTACGCATATTGATGCCGTCACCAACCAGGTCGTGACGCATATTGTCGAGTACCTGGAGACGAAGAAGAAGGTAAAGGTCAAGCCGAGTCTGGTCAAGGATCATTTGGCAATCTTCTTGACATCGATGATCGAGAATCCAAGTTTCACGAGCCAGACCAAGGAGTCGCTGACGACTCGGTCAAGTGCATTCGGGTCCAGCTACAAGCTGTCTGACGATGCACTGAAGAAGATTGTGACAAAGTTGGCGATCGTGCCTCGGATCTTGGAGGCGCAGGCAGCCAAGGACACGAAGGAGAATAGCAAGACGGACGGCAAGAAGCAGAGCCGTATCACGGGTATCCCTAAGCTGGACGATGCAACGAATGCGGGTACAAAGGAGTCAGCGAAGTGTACGCTGATTCTGACAGAGGGAGATTCAGCCAAGGCGATGGCACTGAGCGGTCTGAGCCAAGAGCAGCGCAGATTCTTCGGTGTCTACCCACTCAAGGGTAAGATCCTGAACGTGAAGGACACGAGCGATTCTAAGGTTGAGCAGACTAAGGAGATTGCCGAGCTGAAGAAGATTCTCGGGCTAACGTCGGGAAAGAAGTACACGGATGTCAAGGATCTGCGCTATGGCTCGGTGATGATCATGACGGATCAGGATCTAGATGGCAGCCACATCCGCGGTCTACTGATCAACCTATTCCACGAGCTCTGGCACGAGCTTATTGCAATCCCAGGATTCCTGACTTATATGGCAACTCCAATTGTCAAGGCGCACAAGGGCAAGGAGTCTAGGATGTTCTACTCTCAATATGAGTACGAGCAGTGGCGTGCTGGCGAGGGATCCAAGGGCTGGAAGGTCAAGTACTACAAGGGACTTGGTACGTCGACGCGCGATGAGGCGAAGGACTACTTCAGCAAGGTCAGTGCAGTCAAGTTTGACTATGACGAGAAGTCGGACAAGTCGATCGATCTGGCATTCAACAAGCAACGCGCTGACGATCGTAAGGAGTGGCTCAAGGGCTACGATCACACAGTACTTGTGCCGGCTGGAAATAAGGTCCCGTATGACGACTTCATCCACAAGGACCTGATCCACTTCAGCTACTACAACCTGGAGCGTTCGATCCCGAATATGATGGATGGTCTGAAGACGTCACAGCGCAAGATCCTGTACGCAGCATTCAAGCGCAACCTAACGACTGAGATCCGTGTGGCGCAGTTCGCGGGATATGTCTCCGAGCACACGGGCTACCATCACGGTGAGGCATCGCTGAACGAAACCATCGTCGGTATGGCACAGGACTTTATGGGGTCCAACAATATTCCGTGGCTGGTTCCCCAGGGACAGTTTGGTACTCGCATCCAGGGTGGCAAGGATGCAGCATCGCCCCGTTATATTCACACGTACCTGCAACCGCGGATCCGCAAGATCGTGCGCGAGGAGGACTTTGAGATCCTCAAGTATCGTGATGACGATGGTTTGCCGGTTGAGCCCGAGTGGTATGCACCGGTTCTGCCGATGTTGCTGGTCAATGGTGCTCGCGGAATTGGCACTGGGTATTCTACCAACATTCCGCCATGCGACCCGAAGGTCATCAAGAAGAAGCTGATCTCCAAGATGACGGCGGGGCATCCGCTGAGGAACGATCCCCAGCTCGTGCCGTACTTTGAGGGGTTCAAGGGCACGTATACTGCAGAAGGCGTGGTCGGTGTGTATCGCAAGGAGAAGGACGAGTTTGTGGTCACCGAGCTTCCGCCTGGCACCTGGACAGCTGACTATCGCGTGTGGCTGGAGAAGGAGTTGGCAGAGGGTCGCATCAAGGACTTCACAGACACGTCAACGGATCAGGACATCAACATCCGGATCAAGGGCATCGATGAGAAGGTGCTGATCAAGTCGCTAACAGAGAACGTCAAGACGACCAATATGCACGCCTTCAATTCAAAGGGTGTCATCACCAAGTATGATACGCTGACCGACATTCTCTGCGACTTCTGGGCAGTTCGCATCAACCTCTACGAGACGCGGCGTGCTCATCAGATCAAGACACTCAATGGGAAACTGCCGTATCATGTGAACGTGGTCCGGTTCATCCGCGATCAGATCAGCGATGAGCCCGAGGCGAACCTCAAGAAGAAGAGCCTCAAGGAGTGTGATAACATCTTGGGTGAGCTTGAGTATCAGCACGTGGATGGCAGCTACGAGTACATTATGCGACTGCCCGTGTCAGCATTCACGGCAGAGAAGATCGCCAAGCACGAGAAGGATATGGCGGATCTGAAGGCAGAGATTCATCGACTGGAGTGTACGAATGCGGAGAAGATGTGGCTCGCAGATTTAGAGGCGGTATAAATAAGTAGAGTATGAGTTATCTAGATTTATTGATTCAACAGGACAAGGCATCCCAGCAAGTCTACAACTATGATCCTCGAATCCAAATGCAACAAACAAGAAGCTACTCAAAGGTAGAACCTTTTTCAAATGGAACCGGAGATTCAGTTCCCACGGTGTCGTATACGGATCAACAAGTAGGATCACATTCAGATGCATCTATTGTTCAGGCACCGCCCAATACGACAGTTGCAAAGCGATATGTTGTTATGGACACCTCCCAACGAGACTGGGTCAAGCAACCGAATCCTTTTTCAAATTTGATTTTTACATTTGGTCTTCAGAGTTCCAATGCAAGCAATCCGCCGGTCTATTCGAACAATCCATTTGTACCGACGTTTGCAGCTGAACAGCAAGCGCTCACTACGCCTCTTCCGGGAATCCCAAACACACGTGGATGGACTCTTTCGAACACACCGTATCCTGCTTACAATTCGAGTCTTCCTAACGGGAACTTTATTGCATTTGACACGGGTTATAACATTGCTCCCTCAGGTGCTGGGTTTGGAAGTGTCTTCACACCTTGTAATGTAGCAGCTATCCGTCTTGTCCGTGCAGTGATGCCACAGCGCCAGTTCTTGGATCTTCCGATTATTCCTGTTGGGTCAAATGCATCCATCTCATCGAATATCCAATCCAACCTTGTCAACACTACCTTCTCAACATTTTCTACATACCCGTACTTGATGCTATATCTCAATGAGTATTTTGGTCAGTATGTAGGGGGTAATGAGCCAATGCGTAGATCGTTCTCTGTGATGACCCAGAAGCAACGTCAGCAGCAGTTGTTCAACACCTCCGTGGGTGTCCAGCAGTTTGACTATGAGCCGTGGGGAGAAGAAGCTCTGCGCCTTCAAAGTCCAATCACAAATCTGCAGCGTATTCAAGTTAGCGTGTCAGATCCAATTGGCAATGTGTTTGTGCATAATGATTCACTGTCCATCTCCCTGATGCAGACAGATGCAGATGGAATGTACATCCGGTGCTTTACGCCTCAATTCAGGTACTTCAGTGGCAATGAAATGCGTATTGGCGATCGTATCGTATTCTATCCAGGTACTATTTTGAATATGATCAAGTCGACGTATCTTGCAGTTCAAGACGTTGACAAGACTCGCTTTGTCAACGCCTTGCTGACAGGAACATTCCCAGTACTTCAGTTACTCGACTATGTGTCTGATTCAAATGGTATTTACCAGCCCCGTTCTTCGTCTAATCAGCCACACACGGCACCCTACATCTCCTCCTACAATGGGTTCATCATTCCTAACTTCTTTGTGACGGGCAACAATGGAAACGTAACGCCGTCGTATCCCGGATCAATTGATAAGGGAACCTACACCATCCTGGAGCCCAACTCGCTAGTAGGCTCCAATCTTGAATTTATGAATGCTACCCTGCAACCTGTCTACACCCTGGAACTGGATATTCTCCAACCGGATACGGGTGCCATTGGAGGAAAGATTGTCTTATAACAAAGCAATGAGTTCTCCTCTTGTCGATCCTAATGCCAAGTCGCTGTCAGATTTCTACACGGGTACGGCGATCCCGAATGCCCCGAAGCACACAGGTCGTCTACCTCTGTCCGGTGATGAAGAGAAGTCCACCCTGCCTCCGTTTCATATGACGGCACAGGAGCCGTATGTTGTCCCTACGCGTGTTGCCGAGCAAATGCAGTACCGCCACGAGTCCACGCCCCTGAACACGATCTACTTCAGCGAGTCAAACCTTGCCAATCTTCAAGCGGAGATTGCATCTGCTGTTCTGCAGATGAGTGGAAACAAGCGTTACATGATCGGTCCCCAGAGCGAGGCGGATCTGAAGACAGTGATGCGGTCGTACTATCTGCAGTACTCTCAAAATGATCCGTCCCGTGTATCTGAGGAACTTCAGCTTCTCAACAACCGTGTGATTGGTTGGTGCGCCAACAACATTCTGGTGGAAATTGAGGCATACAAGTACTATCGTAAGGATATTGAAGACTTTCCGGCTCCCATCGAGCGCCCTGTGATGACAAACATCTATGGAACGCGGACTTCGGAATTACGTTCATTTTTTTGAAGGGTCAAACCGTTGGATGTGACCTAAGTGTGCTAATGAGACGCCATACTTTGCTGCAAGTTCCTTCTGTGTCTGGGTTCCCTTCTGTCTACGTATATCGTCGCACTGTTCCCTTGTCAAGATAGAGCTACCATATGATGACTTATTTATGTTTCTTAGATTCTGGGCTAGTTTTGTCTGACGCATCTTCTCAATCGATTCCACGGTGAGTTTGTTTTCTTTCATTCGTTCAGATATACGTTTACATACATCTAGTGAATGCTTGTGACCCTGTCTACCAGTCAGGGTCTGGGATATCTGATGACGGTGTGATTCACTAATGACTCTACCTCTCGCATTTACTGATAGTTTAGCACGAGTTTCATCCGCGCACTTGCGACCGGTACGAGATGCAGCAGACATTGCAGCGGATTCTGGATTCATCACTCTACCCTTTAGCGCAACAGATATCTTTGTTTTTGTTTCATCGGTATGCTTAGTTCCAACGCGACTTGCGCGTATCGCAGTTCGTGTTGTCTCGTTCATCTTGATTCCGCGTCTGGCAACCTTGCTGCCGCCGCACCACACCATGTTGTACCCACCGGGTATATCCCAGGTATACGAACCATATTGTTCTGCATAGTACGCTTCCATGTTGTTTAATGCCTCACATGGAACGCAACATAGAAGTTCGACTAGAAATGCGTCTACCCCATACTTACGTATAGCGGCGTGAATTGCATTTGTTGATCCCTTGTTTGCATTATTGACATGAACGCTCCAACGTCGCAGCGGCGACTGGAATCTGGTCTGACCAACATATGTCTTTTCATTAAGTGTATTTCGGATAAGATAGACACATCCACTCATTACATCTCGTTTAACATTTTCTATCTAAGTCTGACTACTTTGTAATGTTGGTTAAGTTCCAGGGACATACATTTCTTCACTCGGGACGCTGGTTCATCTGGGACACCGGGATGGACATTTTTCGTCCTATTGACAACTTTGCATGGGATGGAAAGGTCTGGCTACTCGATGATCGAGCATATCGGACAGATCCCACGGAAAAGACATATGGGTTTGGATCTACTGAGATGCTTGTTAAGTGTGTAGGGTTTGGCGAGACCTATGGTGAGAAAGTCGAGTCTGCACCCACAGCTTCGTATCTTGCAATCGGTAAGCCGGTATGGTTTCGTGACCGTCCTATCAATTTTACTCACAGTGCACCTCGCGATGTAGCGTCTTGGAAGCGCATGGTCAATGGTCGCGCTCGGACCTGCAAGAAGCGTTCATCAAACAAGTTTACAAGGCGCAACCTCTAAGTAGGGAAATGCGCGTCAATATTATTGGCAATACAAACTCTCTTGGGTTAGCCCAAGACATCCATATCTTACATGGTATGGTTTATCATACGCTGGGGAAGGAGACGGTCATCCGTCACGTTCCTCATTTTCATCCTCAGTGTGAGGAGGCAGAGATCAACTTCTTTGTAGAGTCAATTAATTCAGCACTCTTCCAATATGCTGCAAAGAATGTTTGGATTCCTCATCCCGAGTGGACACAGAAGGCGTGGGAGCCGTATGGCAAGATGGTAGATGAGATCTGGGTCAAGACACGCGAAGCTGAGAAGCTCTTTGCATCATGGGGTACAGTTCGGTACATTAACTGGACCTCGGTAGACAAGACAGTTCCTGAGAAGAAGGATTACAATCGTGCACTGGTACCGATTGGCAAGAATATGTGGCGTCACCCCAAGCCGATTGTGCAAGCGTATATGCGGATCCAGCAGACGAATCCTGAACTTTTTACCAATCTTCCTGTAGTTGACCTTGTCTATTATGATGTTCAGGTTCCCAAGATCCCCGAGTCAGTTGACTCTAAGTTTGTGGTTCATTCAGAACGTATGTCTGAGAAGGAATACGATCAGCTGATGGCAGACTGTGGACTTCTGATCTGCACATCTGCTGCCGAGGGATTCTGTCATGCGGTCAATGAGGGTATGTCTGCAGAGTGTATGCTGCTTCTCAGTTGCATCGAGCCATTTCGTGAGCTGACGCATACTGCTCTCTGGGTTTCGACCTCGAAGTCGATTCCTCATCCCGAGTGCTTGGGTGTCTTAGAAGATGTAGAGGTTGGGTCTATAACAGAATCACTTGCAATGTACGTGACTATGAACTATCATCAGAAGCGGAATGAGAGTCGCTCAAACCGTCTCCGCTACGAGTCCAGACATCAGAACTTCTTGATTGCAATTGAGGCAGCGATCAAGTCCGTGACAGCCGGGCTTGAGACCTACTCACTTGAGAAGCGTCTACCGAAGGAGGACGATCTCCCGTATATTTCGGTCATTACAATCACCCGTGATCGCCGTGTATTCATTCCCCTAGTCAAGTATGGTCTGATTGCTCAGACCTACCCCGCCGAGAAGATTGAGTGGGTTGTGGTTGACGATGGCAAGGATCAGATCAAGGATCTGATTACAGACTTTCCGAATGTCAAGTATATTCTGTCCGATGAGCCTCTGACGATCGGTGCCAAGCGGAATCTTGCCGTGGAGCACGCATCTTACGACATCCTCGTGACAATGGATGATGACGATGTATATCCCAGCAATAGTTTGCTTGCTCGCGTGGCTCACATGCTTGCCAGTCCTCGCAAGGAGTGTCTGTTCTCGACCGTGATCCCCTGCTACAATATCCACGAGACCAAGTCGTTTATGAATGTCCCTCCGACTAAGCTTCCGATGTACGAGCGTGTATCCGAAGCGACGCTCTGTTTCACTCGTGCATTCTGGGGTGCTGGCAAGTTCCCCGATCAGCAGATTGCCGAGGGCGGTGGATTTGTTCGTGGTCGTGAACAGCAGTGTCGCGAGATGTCTCCACAAGATATCATTGTGAGCTTGATTCACAAGAAGAATACCTCTGCGCGAAAGGCACCTCCAATGGCGGAACCCAACGGATGTCACTATGGATTCTCTGACGAGCTATTCACGTTAGTTACAGAGATCGGAGACTCTATCTAATAATGGCTCATCTTGAGCGGTATACAGACGGACACGACTGGGTGTGGGCAAATGCTTTTTCGATGTGTCATCTTGATGGAGCAATCGTGCGAAAACTGGTCGAGCTTGTACCAAATGTATGTGTAGTCCAAGCAGATGGATTTGTACCTGAACAGAATCTGACACTTGCCTTGCGAGACCAAGCAGATTTGAACAGACTTGCCGATCAGTATCATGTCGTGGGTATTTTGTGTACTCGAGGAGTTTCTCATCCAAAGGCGATCCTTCTCCCACTTGATGATGAATCCTTTGTTCATGGAGTTTGGCACGTAGTTTCTACGCGCACTCAACATATCCCGTGGAAGGAGAAGAAGTCAATCGCATATTGGCGGGGCTGTCTTTCAGGCGGTCTCGCACCAACTCTGCGAACTCATGTTGTCTGGGACCTTCACGATTTTGAGCACGCCGATGTCAAGCTGACTCGCAATGTCAATATGAATCAAGAACATCAGGGTCGACTTATCTTTCCCGAAGACACACGGTTCTATGATGACGCGCGAAGCCTCCAAGATCATCTTCATCACAAGTACATCTTGATCCTTGATGGCAACTGTATTGCATCTGCCCTTCAATGGGTATTCGCATCAGGATCTGTACCAGTTTTGGTCACACATCCTGATAATGATTGGTGGTTTCGTAAGTTTTTGATTGAGGGATATCATTATGTGTCGGTTAAGTACGACCTATCGAATCTACGAGATGTCATTACGTATCTTGTAGAACACGACGACTATGCACAGGGAGTCGCACGTTACGCGATTGCATTTGCAAAAACACAGCTAAGCGCTGAAGCTCAGCGCGAATACTTATTTACGCAAACAGCCCGGCGCGCGAGTGACGGCGGCGACGGGTGTGGCGACGACGGCGACGGCGCCCACCTTCCTCCTCTGCCGGCATCATCATAGACTCTCCCTCCTCCTCGCCTCCCATCAGCTTCATCTTCTTGAGCATCGCCTTGACCTTCTTCGTCATCTTCTTAGTTCCGCGGCGACGACGACCACCGACTGAAGCAGGCGAGTAGAGAACGGCACCACCAGTCTTGGTGGCAACGGCAGCAGTTCCACTAGGAGTAATAACACCAGCAGTATGAGCGGACATTTGTTTGTTCTAAGCCCAATACAATTTTACGCCGAGCAGGAAAGACATGCAGGGGGCTCGACAGTAAATTGCTGCGCCTTGGCAGCCGCCTTTGTACGCAAATAATAGCATCCAGTCTTCAGTCCTGCCTTCCATGCATAGAAATGCATAGACGACACCTTGGACGGAGTAGGCTCGGACAGAAACAGATTCAGAGACTGTGACTGACAGATGAACGGGGCGCGATCACGAGCCATATTGATGAGCGTCTTCATCGGGATCTCCCATACCGTCTTGTAGAGCTCGCGAATCTCGGCGGGAAGCTCAAGCATCGTCTGAATAGACCCGTTATTGGCAATGATCGACGTGCGCACATCTGATGTCCATAGACCAAGTGCAACCAGATCCTCCACCAGATACTTATTCACAATCATAAACTCACCCGATAGCACGCGACGAGAATACAGGTTAGATGTGAACGGCTCAAAACACTCATTGTTGCCCAGAATCTGCGAGGTAGACGCAGTCGGCATCGGGGCGACCAGAAGACTGTTGCGCATACCACCCGCACACAGCTTACGAAGCTTGTCCCAGTCGAGATAGGTAGACTTCGGTCTATCGCCCCAGAGATCAAACTGCATCTTGCTCTGACTCATCGGAGATCCCTCAAATGACGGATACGCCTTGTTGGCATTGAGCTCGAGACCACGCCAGGTATCTGTAGATGCATTGAGCATACTCGTCGTAGCAGCAGCAAAGTAGATGTTTTCAAAGATCTCACGGTTCAGGTCTGCCGCCTTCTGGGATGACCAGGGGAGACGGAGCATTGCAAATACATCGGCAAGTCCCTGGATTCCGATTCCGATGGGACGATGCCGGAGGTTGGAACGCTTACACTTCTCCGTGGGATAGTAGGTCTGGTCAATGACAAGATCCAAGTTCCGAGTGAGAATGGCAGTGTACTTGCGAAGCTCCTCAAAGTTGAAGCGATACTCACCGTCAGCTGCGAAGCTCCGCTGGACAAACTTGGGGAGAGCCAGAGACCCGAGGTTGCAGACCGCCGTCTCCTCGGGGGAGGTGTACTCAATGATTTCGGTGCACAAATTTGAGGACTTGATGGTTCCAAGGTGCTGCTGATTGGATTTGGCATTACACGCGTCCTTGTACAGCAGATATGGTCCACCAGTCTGGATCTGCGCATCTACAATCATCTGCCACAATTTCTTGGCAGGAATCTCCTTCACAGCAAGCTTCTTCTGCTCATATCCACAGTACAGATCATTGAATGCGTCGCCCCAACAATCCGACAACCCAGGACACGTATCTGGACTGAACAGCGACCAGTTGCCATCCTGCTCCACACGCTGCATAAACAGGTCGCAAATCCATAGTCCATAGAAGAGATCGCGGGCACGCTCATCATCCGTTCCAGTATTGAGCTTGAGACGCAGGAACTCCTCGATATCCGCATGCCACGGCTCAAGATAGATAGCGAATGAACCGTTACGCTTGCCACCCTGATTCACATACTTTGCTGTATCGTTAAAGACCTTGAGCATTGGCGTCAGTCCCGTCGACTTACCATTCGTACCCTTGATGGTTGCATCGCGAGCGCGGATATTGTGAACAGACAGACCAATGCCACCCGCCCACTTGGAAATCTGTGCACACTCACCCAGTGTCTCATATATGCCCTTAATCGAATCGTCCTGCATATGAACCAAGAAACACGAGCTCAACTGAGGATGCTTGGTTCCCGAGTTAAACAGGGTTGGCGTGGCGTGAATGAAAAATCCCTGTGACAGAGCATCGTACGTCTCCTTAACACGGGAGAAATCAGTGCCATGAAGCTGGATTGCCACGCGCATCCACATATGCTGTGGGCGCTCACCAGGAAGCAAGTAACCCTTCTGCAGGGTCTTGAATCCAAAATAGTCAAACATGAAGTCACGAGAAAAATCAAACATTGCCTGGTACTCATTTGGGTAGTCATCCGCACACCGCCAGTAGTCATACGATGCAAGTCCCATCTCGTGAAGTCCATCCACTACGCTAAACAGTCCATCATTCGTCATCTTCTGGTGATTATCAATGATCAGACGTGCGGCCAGCTTACCGTAGTTCGGGTGATAACGCGCCTGCATCATTGCACACGTCTCTGCGGCAAACTCGTCAAGCTCTGAAGTCTTAATTCCGTCTTGAATCTGATTGCAAACCTTCTGTGCTACCAAGTCAGGGTTCACGTGTGTAAGTCCATCTGCAAGACGCTGAATGCGAGTCAAGACCTCATTGAAGGAAACCGGTACCTTCTTCCCATTGCGCTTCGTTACGTAGATATGGTCAGACATCTTCACTACTGTATCCATCCTCCTTACCTTTAAGCGGGTAAAAGTTAAAAATTGTTTTTTGTTCTACTCGTAGTCGCGGAACGCGATCCCGACCGGAAACCGAGGAATCCCATCATCTGTGAGCTCCTGGTAGCGCACCGTTAGCTTCTTCCCGACATACGAATCTCCATCCTTGAAGAGTTCTGCTCGCTCCTCGTGGGTTCCGCGCGGGCGCACGCTGAACTTCTTCTTGTCCTCGG